ATTCAACCACTACGGCCACCTTCTCGGTGTCCCAAGATACTACGGGTTCGCCTTCGGGGTTTGTCGTTTCCTTTTGGATTTTCTTTTGAGCCGTTGCCCATTGGGCATCCGTAAACTCATACTTGCGAAATGATTGTGCCATCTTAAATAGTAGTTAAGGTTGCAAGGTCTGCGTTAGAAAGGCGGGTCTTGAAAATAAGCAGTTGGTTGTACTTATTGTTTGTGCCGTAGCTGCCGTAATAATCACCTATGTCAAGTCGGTTCATACCCGTAGGCACTGCGGAGTAAGCCGTTGAAGATGCAATAAGGTTGCCGTCTATGTAATAAACGAAATCACTAGCTTTCCAAGAAATTGCAAATTTATGCCTTCCGTTTGCTAATGACGGACTTAAACCAGTCCAGCCAGTAAACGCTGGCGTGTTCCATATTTGGCCGTCAATTTTATTATTGTTTATGTAGAAATAAACGGAATTGGTAAACATCGTTGCGCCATTTACATAGGTTGACCCCAAAATAGTAAAGTTGGAATTGTCAAAATTTATGTCAGCGTCAATAAATACGGTGCCTTCGGTTGACGGCAATAAAGAGCTAATGCCCGTCTTTGAACAAGCATCCGCCCCCCGTGTCACCGCAGCCGAAAGGGTGGGGATGTACGAGGTTGCGTAGGCTCCGATTTCAAACTGAAATCCGTATACCGAAACGTCTGCTCCACTTATGCCACCGATACCAGCTAGCGAAGCATTTCCAGCCGTATATGTATAAGTAAATCGTTGCCAATTTGACGTTAAAGTCCAAGCATTATCAACTACACCCGAACCATCCTTGAAAAATCCAATACTTTGCGTTCCGCTTCCATTGCGCTTTGCGTAGCAGCTCAATGTGTAAACTACTCCGTTCGTTTGAGTTACTCCAGAGGAGGGGTACATATATCCATTACTAGTAAACACCAATCGGTCTGCGTTGGTATAGCCATCTGGGCTTACTGCGTAATTAGCGGTTGTAGTTACGTTTACTTTCGTAGGCCATCCGTTGAAATCTTCGCTTTGCGAGGCTGAATTTGTGCGCTGCGGTTCAAGCAAAAGCGAAGGGCAAGTAGCCCCACCCGAATAATCCAAACGGGGAAGGTTCGCAACGGGGCCGACTGATACCGCACTCCCTAAAGTCGGAATGTAACCCGTTGGGGCATCGCTAATTTCATACTGCGCCCCAAATGCGAAGAAATAACCACTTGCAGCCGTTGAATCATAAGTGAAATTTATTGCAGTTTGTCCAGCAGTATATGCTTGTGTGATGCTGACTTTATACCATCCCGAACCTACCGACTCAATAGTTCCCGTTCCCGAAATTATAGTTCCAGTGGTCAAATCAAAAACTACTTGCGTTCCATAATAGTACGATTCACGCAAACGGAATATATTTTGTGTTCCCGCTTTTGCATAAATACTAAAGGTGATAAACGGAGGATTGCTAACTGATATTTGTTGAGCGATATAGGCCCCCGCGCCCGTCAATTCTACCTTTGTTGCGTTTTGCTCACCAAACGGGCCAGTCGTATTGTTCGGGGTAATGGTTACATTCACATTAGCCCACCCAGCGTAGGTGAAATCGTTTGAGTATAAAACCTCGTTAGTTCGCACTTTCTCAATAAGCCCCGAACTATTCACCCGCGTTGCGGTATCGTTTGAGCGTGTGAAGGTGAGGTCACCCGTGCCGTCGGTTGGCGTGACTGAATAGACCTTTTGGTCTTTATATCCGCTTGGAATCATGACCAAGCTGGCATCTGTGAATAGGCTCATTTTAAGAGTGCTAAAGTGTACATCAATTCGTCAAAGCATGGATTGTCAAAGGTTGCTCCATCGTCCTCCATGCGTAGGCGATAAAGTTCGAAAAGGTCGTAGTAGGTCTTTGATCCTAACGCAGCAAGCGCATCAGTCACACAGCGAGAAGCCTCAAAAGTTCCGCCGTCTGCCTCAACGCGAGCTTGAAAGTAGGATGTCCAGATGTAGATTGGAGGGATGCCAGCTCCCGCGATATAGGTGCGGTAAATCATCCACGCTTTCTGCCTTGAGATGCGAGGACGAGGCTGTAGAGCAGCATCGGGAAAGATTTGGATGTAATCCATGTTAGTTACAAAGTTAAGTGCCTACCCTATTGATGCCTCTTGAGACTCTTGAGAGTTGCGCACATTGTTCATTATTTGCTCTTGCGTTGTACGATGTACCATTGGCTGTTGTGGCACAAGACCATGATGCCGTCATAGGAACGGTTAAAGTTTACAGAGGTCTCTCCGTCAATGGTGGCTGAAGTATCTCCCGAGTCGGGTCGAAGGGTGACATAGGTGTTCGCGCCTATGGTGTCATCTGACTTGAAGCGAATCATTCTACCTTCACTATCTGCGACCCTTGGAAGATTCACATAGGCTTGACCATTGCCGCCTTCCCACTTGTTAAAGATGATGAAGTCCGTTGTCTCTACCGTGTACTCAGAAGCATCGGTGTGAGTGACATCTTGAATGAGTGCCGTGTGCGATCCCTCGAAGTCAGCATCTGAGACGAAGGTCGCGTTGCCCGTTACCCCAAGCGTTGAGGACATCGTTGCCGCGCCCGTGACCCCAAGCGTACTGCTCAAGGTGGTGGCTCCAGATACGGCAAGGGTGCTGCTCAAGGATGAAGCGCCTGTGACCGCTAGGGTGCTCTTGAGCGCGGTGGCCTTCTGTACCTCTAACTGCTCAGAGACGAAGGTGTCCTGCAAGATGTTCACATTGTTGCCGCCGAGAACACTCAAGTCATAGGCCGCCGTGGTCACGCAACTCAACGACTCCACGGTTCCGCCATCAGCCTCCACTCTTGCTTGGTATGCTGTGCCGACTCCAGAGATGCCTAGAACAGCGCCGCCATCTACCAAGAGCTTTTGGTCGAGCGTGGTGTTGCCTGTAGCCTCGAGAGTTCCGTTGACCTTTCCGCCTGTAGTGACCTCCTGGAATGGGCCGAGCTTTTGGTTGTCTATATCAATAGACATGCCGCCGACCTTACCAGCATTCAGTTCGTTCGGGCCACCTGTCGGTGATGATGCTCCACTTCTTCCAAGTGCAGGGGTGCGGTCAAGAAGCAATGGCTCAGCCTCTGTGATGTTAGTCGTTGCGCGTGCGATGGTGAACATCTCTGCATCCCACTCGTCATAGTTGGCTACATACTTGCCGCCTGTTCTGAGGTAGTAGTTGCCATCGAACTGAAGGCGCGGCTGAAAGGATGCGCTGCCCAGAATCTTGCCGTTGTAGCGTTGGATGGGTGAGGAGTGAAGCGCCAATGCTTCGCGAGTCATGAGCTTCAAGATAGGCAGACCCGTTCCGCTGTTGCCTTTACGCCATGCAACGGAAGAGTCCCATGCTGAGGTGCTGCTGTTGAAAGCCAACAGATAGCCCGTCTGAAGCGATCCATCGCCAATATATACCTCGCCAAGGTCTAGCGTGAGGTTGCTGCCAATCGCTGTGCTTGAGTTGGTTGCCGTGTATACTTCTCCACTTGCTGGGTCTTGTCCTCCATCTAGGCGAGTGAATGCGAAGACGGTGTTCCATGTCTCGCTCTGGTGTCCTGCAAGCGTGTAGACCGTGTTGTTCTGTATATTATAGGTAGCGTACTTCTCGACCAAGACGCGGAACTGACCCGTGACAGGCAGGTCGCTCGTGGTGATAGTGGTGAGCATGTACATGCTTCCAATGCCTCCGCTGACACTCTGAGCCTCAAGGTCAAAATAGTAGTAGCCTGCTGTCGTTGACCAGGCAGGCGTGTCGAATGTCGTGGTGCCAAAGGCATAGCCATTGAAGCCTCTGTTGTAATAGTAGTAGGTACCTGTGTTGCTGCTATCTTCTACACGAATCTGAACGCGGAAGACAGGCGTGATGGCGAAGACATCATTGTCTTCTTCTCCCGTTGAAGAGGTGATGGTATAGTTGACAGCCCCATAGACAGAGAGCTGAATACCTTGACCGCCCGCCACGAAGCCAAGCACCTGCTCTGTGTTGCTAGCATCGAAGGCACCCGCTCCAAACCATGGCGAAAGGAATCGCTGCGCATAGGTCACACTCACCTTCTTCAAGGCGGGCAGGAAGTTCCAAGAGTTACCTGCTAGGCGTGCGTTGCCACTTGTTTGGTCTACAACGATGTCATCTGAGACGCTTGGGTTGGCGATGACCACACCTGTGTTGTCGTATCGGCTGACATAGCGAGACGCTACTGCTCGGTTGCCTACTTGCTCGAAGACAAAGCGACCATCGGTAAGATACACACGCGCACCCCACAGCATAGCCTCTTGACGAAGAACTTCAAGATAGGTGAGGCGCGTGGTGTTGCCATCGTTGTCCTTGCTTGCGAATAGACCCACATCAACGCCAGAGAGGTAGAGTGGATCGTCCGTTGTGGCGTAGGTCATCTTTGTCACTTCCCACCAATCGACTGAAGTCTCAAGGAAGGCGGTATCTGCCGCCCATAGGTCTGAGGTACCTGCCGCTTCAAGGCAGTTGTAGATGACTAGGTTGTTGCGTGTGATTCCTAGGCCGCTCTGTATGATGCTATTGGTGTCGGTGTACTCTATGTTCGCAAGCCGTCCAATGCCATCGACAGCCTTGAGTCGCATGAAGTAAGGCTCTGAGGCATCTTCGAGAGTGACCAAGTCCTGCATGACCCATCCAGCCCAATAGAGGCTGTAGTCATCTCCTCCGAGTGCTTCGATAGCGTCTTGGACGCAATCCATTCCCTCAAGAGTTCCGCCATCAGCCTCAACTCTCTCACGATATACTTGACTTGGAGGCGGTACGCTGTTCGCCTTTAGGATGACAACACGGAAGCGATTCTCTTGGTAGGTCTTGAGCGCATCGAAATAGTTGAGCACTTGACCTGTACGCAGAGCCACGCCGACCTCTACCTCAGAGCTGATGATGGGGCTGATGATGTCATCCGTCTCGCCCGAATAGTTGAGCGTGAAACCATCGGCATCACACTCGAACTGATGAGCGCCCCCGAGCCATTCGGAGTCATGCAGTTCTATCTTGTACTGAGCGCCTTGGTCTGATAGAAATTCGGAGTAGAGTCTGATTGCCATAGTTAGAAGCCGCGATAGCGTGAACGAATACGAGAAGCCCGCTCTTGTGAGAGCAGAATATCTTGACCTTGAATGCGGCCTGTGACATTGATATTGCCACCCGCAAAGGAGTTCAGTCTATCTAGGGGAATGACAGCCTCTGGGCCTCCGCCCTCTCCGACCATCGCAAGCGTGGGGCCTGTGACGATGCCGCCTTCTGCGAGCATAGGGATGCCCATCATTCCCTTAAAGAGTCCACCAATTAGTGCGCCTCCAGACAAAGTTGTCCCCCCAGCAGTTAGAGCTAGTCCTGTGCCCCCTGTGATTATCGTGATGAGTGCAGCAAGAATTGCAGCGGCGGCGGCGGCGGCAAGCAGTTTCACCGTGAGCGCCTTGAGCATGTTCAAGAGGTTCTTCATGAAACTCTCACCATTCTGAATGCTTGCGACAAAAAGATTCTGCAAGGAATTGCCTACAGCATCGATGGAAAAACGCATGTAGTCAAACATATTGAGAGCGGTCTTTGGAATCGCAACGAAGAGTTCCTCAGTTTCATCAAGGATTGGTTGCATACCCTCGAACGCTGCGCGCGTCTTGTCTAGATGACCATAGAAGCGAGCCATCTCATCGCTACTCTCTGAGAGGCTAACGCTCCAGGCATTCATATCCTTTTGGCCTGTGCCTATCTCAAGGGTCGTGTTGATGAGGCCCTCGTTCATCTCCTTGACCTCGCGGTTCACATTCCCAAGAACGCGCTCGTATTCCTTGAGGGCTTCGATGCGTTTCTTCTCTTCGTCTGTGAGCTCTCTAGTCTCTTCAGCCGTCTCCTCCGTGCCTCCTTTGGTGGCTTCGAGTTTAGTGTTGTACTCTTCAGCATTGATGCCCAGCTCTTTGAGCACTTCGTTCTTGCTGTTGAACTGCTCGTTCAATTCAGCATCGGCTCGCTGAAGCTCCGTCTCAGCGCCTGTGAGAATCTTGTACTGCGTATTCAAACGACCCGCAAGAGAGAAGGAACCAGATGCACCTATTTCACGAATGCGGCCCGCCTTGACTTCTGCGTTGTACCAATTACGAAGCGCAAGGATGCGCTCCTCGAGAGTCATGTTGGTGAAGTCGAGCCCATGATTGTACTCCTGCTCCATTTGACTCAATCGAGCAGCGACCTCTCGGCGCTTCTCTGCGACATTGATAGCGGCTTGGGCTTTCTTCTCAGCGGCGGCATCAATAGCCTCCTGCTGCTTCATGATGACGATGCGGTTGACTAGTTCGTCATTCAATGCAACAGTTGCCTTCTTGAGCTCCTCGCTGCTTGTCTTCTCTGCATCAATGTTCTCCAAGTACCCAGGGTACTTTGTTTGAAGCATCGCAATGATTTCACCCTTGCGCTCGCTGCTTGTGTTGGCAGACTCAAGCTCAATAATGAGACCACCGACAGCCACGGCCTCCTCCTCTAACTTGGAAGAGAACGGCTCGCTCAGATAATTGGCGGCGGCATTGGCGAACTCTGCCATGAATCCTGCGGCAGGGCCCATGACCTTGTTGAGTCTCTCACCGATGGCTATCTGTAGGTTCTGAACGCTTGCGGCGAATGCTGCGGTCTTGTCTCCTGTGGATGTGAATGCGGCACCCGCTTTGCCCATCTCCTCCTCGGCGATCTTGGCAACGACTCTCGTCACATCGCCAATGCTCTGCGCTTCAACAGCGGCACCATTGAACTCTTTGCTCAATCGTGATGCTGAGATGCCAAGGTTGTCAAGAATCTTGGGTGACTTACGACCAATACCAACGATGACCGAGTTCAACATATAGTCAATGGACTCACCTGTCTCCTGTGCTCGGCGTGATGCGAACTCCAAGAGGCGCGTCATCTCCTTCATGGGGATGCCGAACTGCTGTGCTTTCACAGCCGAAGTCATGAGCTCGAGGTCACTCGCTGTGCCTCGTGTTGCTGTTCTGAGATCGTTCAGAAGGGTTGGGTCAGCGAAGCGGCGGAATGCGTTCTCTACACCTTCAGCCTTGCCTGCGAGTTCGGATGCCTCTTTGCCAAATGATGCGATGCGATCCACTACGAAAGCCGCTCCAATGGTGGCACCCAATGCACCAAAGCCCCTTGACATATTCGAGAGGCTGCGGTCTATGTTACGAATCGAAGAGCGAAAGTCCTTGAGGTCTGCTCCAATCTTGAAGTTGATACTACTTAATGATGCCACGGCTCTTTGCTTCGTTGAGGATTTGGGTGAATGTCGGCTTCTCTTTTGGTGCTACCTTCTTGCTTTTCTCCCAAGGGAAGGTGGCTAAGTCCTTGGGCTTGAGTTGTTTCTTCAGATGCGGGTTGATAGTTATTGCTGCCAGCCAACGCGTCTGCTCCCAAGATATTTGCAGCCCTTGCTCGAGTCTCTTTTGAAACCCTTTCGACTTGTTGGTGAAGACTCGTGGGGTGAGGTTCATGAACTCCTCCCATGTCATCGCCATCTCGCCGAGCGCGAGCTGCTCTATCTCATCCCAGCCCAGAGGTGCGCTCTCTACTTCTGGGCCGCTATCTTTCCCGCATCCGCAAAGGCGCGAGCGAATACCTCCATGCACTTGTTGAGTGCCTCTTGGTCTTCGTCAAGTAAATCAGCAACATCATCAACACTCAACTTGAAGGATGTCTTCTCGGCGCGTGCTCCGTCTTTGAGACCTGCGTACATCAATAAGATGGCCTGCTCAAGGTTGATCTCTGTGCTCAGTTGCCCCATGTCCTGCAACTTGATGCCAGAGAGATTCGTGAAGATTCTCAAGGCATTGAAGCCGTACTTGATGGGGTAGCTTTTTTCTGCGATTTCGATGTGCTCCTGCATCTCTTTCGTTTTAGTGAGTTTCGGAGGAGGGCAAGCCCTCCCCCTTCACTCGGTTATTGTTTAAGCATTCGTTGCTTCGGTCAGCGTAGAGCTTCCCTCAAACGATGCTGAGAATGAAACATTGTCCTCAACGCCTGCGTCTTGGCTCAATGAAGTGAGGTAAGCAGTTCCGCTGTAGACTTTCTCGTCAGTAGCGGCGCTTCCAAACTTCACGGTCAAGGCCGTGCGTCCATTCAAATATCCATAAAGGTCAGAGGCCGTCTCCTTGCCGCTGATGTTGTAACACACCAAGCCGTCACAAGTCAAAGACCAACTGCGCTGCCCCTCCAACAATTCACGCCATCCAGCGCTGTCTTTTGTCGAGGTGTCACGGGTGTCCATCGTTACGCTCAAGCCTGCGCTTGTAGCCTTACCAATGACCGTGTAGGTCGTACCTCCGTCCGTGCTGATAGACACGAGGACATCGGTTGCATTCATCACAGATGTAGATGCTGCCATTATTTCTCTTCTTTATTAGGTTGATTCTTGACAGCCACAAAGCCATTTGCTTTGAGCTGTTCGGCTATGTGAACAGGTACAAGAACAAGGGAGCCCGCCAAAATGGTATGCTCCTTTTTCAGTTCCCAATCTTTTGCCAACTTTACTTGTTTCATTATCTGACGATTCTGAAGGTTAAATCCACTTGTACGCCGTAGAACTCATCGGTATCTGAGTAGAGGTCTCTGAGGTCATTGAACGCACAGCTCTGGACATTTACACCAGCCACGGTGCCACTCATTCTTGGGAAGGCTGAGCGAACGCCTTCAACAGCATCTTGGCAGACGCTGTAGGTTGTAGCCACCACGGTCAGCCTCACAGAGACCTCATCGAGGTGGCTGTCCGCGTCTTTCGTGGAGCTTGGATCGACACGGAATGTATCATACACCGCATAGGGCGCAGAGGCTCCTTGAGCCGCAAGGTAAGGATAGACCCTGCCGCTGAAGATGCCGTTGAGCGTTGCATCGCTGTCGAACTTGCTCTTGATTACTTTTCCAACCATCACTTGACGCTGCTAAGTTTCTGAATCTGAATGGCTGCAAACTTGAAGAACTCCTTCTTGAAGGTTTGCACCGTGTAAGGGTATGCCGTTTGCTTGGCGCGGTCAGCAAAGCCGATGTTGTGGCCTCTGTAGCGTCCGTTGTTGAGATAGCCGTAGTTGATGAAGTGAGCGTACCAGCCTCCCTTGTTTGGGTCTGAGAATCGCCCCTTGACCTTTGGGCCGATGTGTGTGACCCACATGTCGCGAGCTCTAGACCAGAACTGCATCACATCAATAGACTTGCGAAGTTGTCCTGGTTGAATGCGGGCATAGACTGCGCCGTCACGATAGACCACGAACTCATCCTCCATGAGGTCATCGATGTTCTGCTTGAACGCATCAATCATGGGCTTGGCGGCTTTCTTGCCTGCCTCACGCATGACCTTGCGGCGAACTACATCCTCCATCTTCTTCATCTTCTTGAGGGTCTCTTCTAAGCCCTCAATTTCGATGTGAATGGGAGAGCCTCCTGCGCGTCCTGCATGAGAACGGCGGCGGCCTTGAGCAATGAGGCGTTCTGCACTAGTTCCCATCAGTCAACAAGTCGAGTGACAAGGTGCATGAAGCGCTTGCGCTCAACAGGGAGCACAGCCTCAATCTCAAAAATATCACCATCCCAATAGATTTGCATCTTCTCATTGATGGCGCTGTTGTATCGGATGCCAAACTCAACACGCTTGACAGCCTCAAGGCGATTGCTCTCTTCGCCTTCTTTTCCGCTCATGTACTCGACCTTTGCCCACACTTGAGTGATGACTCCAGGAAGCGAGTCGATGGCATCCACAACACATGCGGTGCCTTCAGTCGTTCCGCCATCCTCTGTGACTCTTTCCCCAAATTCATTGACAAAGGCATCCTGCCCCATCGTGCGAACACTCTGACCGAATAAGTCGGTCTGCGTGTAGGCTTCAAGGATAGTGATGCGGCGATCCAACTCGCCGAGGTCTTTGATAGGGAATAGGCTCATGCGAATGTCCAGACGCGGAAGGGGTTCATCAAGTATTCAGCAGCGGTAGGCAACTGCTTGACGCTATCCTGCCGCTTCTCGTACATCTCGCCAATCATTAGAAGCATGGCTTGACGAATAGGTGCGGGCACATCTGAAGAAGATGAGTACCCACATACATAGCGCACGACAACGGCGTTGACCGTGTCCTTTGTAGCGCTCCAACCATTCTCGCTCAAAACTCGAGCGGGTTCACTCACAAGGTCAGTCCGATAGTTCTCAGAGGCTACCGTCTGCTCATCGCCAAGAGAATCAACATACTTGACGCTCGTGATGCTTTGAATGGGCCCACGGCTGAGGTACAAAATGTCTTTGTCCTTTGGGTTGCGATAGTCTGGGAAGCCGTCAAAGAACTCCTCGATGGTTGTAGTCATCAAGATGCGGCGAGTGTACTGCTCCGCCATAGTACGCGCTGCCGTGATGAGTACACCGATGAGAGTGTCCTCGTCCGAAGAATCAACGCGCAAGAAGTTCTTGACCTCTGCGGTAGTTAGTGGCTCGCTTGTCGCGGCTGTGATGACTGAAATGCTCATCGGGTTTCTTTCTTGGCTTTAGAGCTTGAGGTTTTCTTTGTCGCGTTAGCAGGTGCGGCGATAGGCTCGGCGAATCCTGCTGCGATCCATTGTGCTGCCTCGTCAGAGGGTAGCTCCGCCTCACTACCTGCGTAGTGGGCGAAGCCGTCCCCGACGATGGTCTCTTTGAAGAGTACCTTCATGGTGTTAAGCGATTAGGCTTGTACCAAGTGCTTGATGGCGTTAGCCTGCAAGATGTTGGAGTCTACACGCTTGTAAGCGATGTAACCAACAACCAAAGCATCGGCGAAACGCTCGTCCAAACGCAAGAACTGCAAACCACCAGCAACACGAACCACGAACTTGCTGAAGTCACCAAACAAGACCGTCTTGTTAGTGGTGGCGATAGCAGCCATGTCGTTGTTGATGTGGATGGGCTTGCCGTACAACATGTCCTTCTCGCCTGGGTTCATTGCAGGTACGAAGATGGGGAAGTCGTTAGCAGAGCCAAGTCCCAATTTACGAACGGCAGCAAGAGTGCTGTCCTTCATCATGAAGCCAGCGCCTGCAGCGTTGCGGTAAGAGGGATCAACTGAGTACATCAAGTCGAGCAATTCAGCAGCGGTGATGGCAGTAGCAGAAGCGGCTGTCTTACCAGCAGCAGAGCCAACGACTACACCCTTAGGCTGTGAAGAGCCTGTTCCTGTGGTGAAGCTTGCGTTCGTGCCGCGAGCGATACGACCACCCAAAGCGTCGACCAAGAAAGCGTCAAGGTTGAAGGCACCGTCTTGCAACAGCTGGCGTGATACCTTAACGATACCAGAGCTGTAGTTGTAGGCGTTCAAGTTGACAGCAGAGAAAGTCATGTCAGATACAGCAGGAGCAGTAGCCTCAGACAAGATTGCACCAGAAACGGAGGTGTCGTCCACCGTTGGGTAGGGCAACAAAGCGCCGCTGTTGGTGTTGATGACTTGAGCAACTTGCTCAACTACGCCCGTGAACTTGGAAGCCACATCGAGGATGTTGCTGAAGTCTTCGGGAACCAAGTAGCCACCCAAAGAGTCGGTGCCGACAATCTGAGTGTCTGTGCCGCGAAGCTCAAGAGCGTGGCGCTCTTCTGCATTCAAGGCACCCATTCCAGAACGCAAGTACTTAGCGAAAGCAGCACGGCTCTCTACCTTTTGAGGGGCAGCAGCGCGCTCTTCTTGCTTTGCAGCGATTTCTTTCTTGGCAGCCTCGACCTTCTCGATGCGCTCGATGTTGTTGCGCAACTCGATGGCTTCTGCGTCGATTTTGTCAAATGATACTGACTCCTCAGAGTTCAGCGTGCGACCTTCTGCTTGTGCAGAGGATACGAGAGCGTCCATCCGCTCGATAAGAGCGGCGCGCTGTTCGCGGAGTTGTTTAGAGTTCATGTCTCTTTTTTTTGATTTATTTCTGTTTTTCTAAACGCAAGCGATATGCTTCAAGAAGCACCTCGTTGCAAGGGGCAGGATTGGCTGCGGCCTCCTCCTGTGGGGTAGCCTCTTCTCGAGCTTCTGCGGGTGCTTGGCTCTTGATTTGGCTCGTTGCGGCTGGGTAAGCGGGATAGGTCACAGGGCTGACATCGAACAGCCGTGAGACGCTATGTATGTATCGATAGGTGATTCCGTTGCGGGAAACCCACTCGTCTTTCTTGATAGCAAAGCCAAAGCTTGACTGCGTGACATCGCCACGGCGAAGCATCTCAAGCAGGTCATTGCCATAGGTGGTATTTGGTGCATCGAACTCGTAGTACAAGCCACGAGCATCCTCTGCAATCTTGAGCGTGCCCGAAGCAGTTCGCGCCAAGAGTAGGTCGGCGTTGTGATTGAACAGAGCTCGGACATCATTGTCAAGTACATCGCGGAAGGCTCCAGGCTTGATGATTTCAATGAATCCGCCTAGGTCTTCGCTCTCTGAGTTGAAGACAGCAGCATAGCCGCTGACCATGCGCTCCTCAAGCATAGTGCTGCCGAGTGCGCGTGTCTCAATGATGGGCTTACCGTTGCGAGTCTCTGCATCGTACTTCTCAAGGGTGGAGAATCGGTGCACGACATTCAAAGCGGGTGTGCGCTCGATGTAGGCGCTTTGGTCTTCATCGTATGTGTAGACACGAATCTTGGCGGCGGGATCATCGGGAGTGCCTTCGATGACAAAGCCGCTGTCTGCCGCCATATCTCCTTCGCTTGCAATCTCAATGATGCGACCATAGGCAAAGCCATTGGATGTGTTCCATCGAACGAAGTCACCAATGTTGAGCTCTCCTGGTTCGGCTCTCTTCATGTCTTCTTCGTGATGTGCCGCATCCTCAATGGCGGGCTCGAACAAGATGGGGTCGTAGTCGTGCTCATCGAGCCACATCTGGGCATCTTGAACCGACCACTTCTCTTTGTCAAAGCGAATCGCTTGCAACTCGCTCACACCATCCTTGATTCCGTAGATGGCATCAATGCCTTCACCGAATGCGTCATTCTCACGAGCAAAGGAATCGTACTGCTGTGGATCGGTTAAGCGAGCAGCGTGCTCGTTGGGGTATGGGCGTTCTTCTTCTGAGTTCATTTCTTGAATAGCATTTTCAGCCCAATCTCGCATCTCATCACCTCCCCAAGCAGCGTACATGATAGAGCCGCAAATCTGATTGCCTTCCGCATCCTCGAAGTCACCTTGGTCGTAGACCTTGGCGCGTGAAAGGAAGGAGAATGTGCGCTTGATGATTTCGTCCGAGATTTCAGCACGGTCTGCAAGTTGACGTGCACGGAACCAGCCTGTGGCGGTTCCGCAATCGCTGCCGTTCGCCTCCTTGTAGTCAAGGGCGCGTTGAGCGTGGTCTGATGCTGCTTGTGGGTAGTCGCTTCTCATCAGTCGGCATCTACTTGTCCATCATTGGGAACGATGCTTGCGTTGACCATGTTCAGAGGTTGCAAGTATACATCGCCGCCATCGATGGGGTTGAGGTTCTCAAGGTCGCGGATGTCATTGACAGAAAGCCATCCCCATTGACGGGCGGTGGCATAGGACTCGAAGCGGCTCTTGGTGTCTCCACGCAAGAGGCTGTCTAGGTTGAATCGGGTGTACAATGTGCCCTTCTCATCTTCGCGGAGCAACTTGCGGTCAAGCTCGGCCTCCCAGCGTGAGACGATTGGGCGAATGGTGTCTCGCACGAATGAAATGCCCTGCTCCTCGATATTAGCACGAGTAGAGCTTGCATCCAAATCGGCGAGCATGTGGGGAGGTACGCGGAAGATGCGAGCAATCTCCGTGACTTGCAACTTGCGAGTCTCGATGAATTGCGCCTCGTTCGGTGGAATACCAACGCGCTCGTATCGCATTCCCTCCTCTAGCACCGCAGTCGAGTGGGCCTTATTGAGGCCAGAGTGACTGCGCGTCCATGAATCCTTGAGGCGCTTTGCTGCATCGTCGGTCAAGCGACCAGGATGCGTCAAGATGCCGCCAAGGTTTGCGCCGTTCCCGAAGAACTCTGCGCCGAATTGTTGAGCAGCCAAGCCGATGCCGATTGCTTCGCGTGCTGCTCCAAGCACAGAGATGCCTGTGATGCCATCCAAGGAAAGCCCAAGGAAGTGAAGCATCTCGTAGTCTGCGTATGTGTGCTTATCATCTACAACATAGAACTTCTCATCGTTGTGGACTTTGACCTGCACCTTGTTCGGGTGAATGGGATGCAGAGCGATGGGGCGAGCTGCGGCATCACGCTCGATGTGACAATAGGCATTGCCGTGAAGGGTGATGCATGCCTGCATGTACTCCTTCCACACAAAGTCTGTCTGCGTGTTGTTTGGCTCCTTGAGAAGTTTTGCGAGTGGGTGATCCGTGAGACGGATGCGGCCTTGTCCTTGGCGTTCGTAAACATCCAAAGGCAAGGAAGCAATGGTTTCTGAGATGATGCGGGTGGCTGCGAATACGGCAGAGAATGCCATCGCGCTTCGCTCGTTTACAGGCTCTCCTGTCTTGGACTTGAAGAATAGGTCGTACAGCCAAGAGGCTGGTTTCGCCAGACTTGTGCTTGGGTTCTCGGGAGATGCACGAAAGATTCGTTGCAGGAGGGTAGGCCGTTGCTCCATGCTAGTAGTTTAGTCCATAACAAAAATACCAAAAAGCGAGAAGATTTGACTAAAATAGATTTTGACATTTTTTGGTGATTGTTGAAATGTTTATATCTTTGAAGTGTTAACCAAAGACAAAAAAGCAAAACATGGAAGCTCTCAACCAACTCCTCTTCGACAACGACAAAATCGGAACCTTCTTCTACAAAGGCGAGGCCTACTTCTGGCCACACGAAATGCGCCACGAAATGCGCGACGCAAGCAAGTCACAGCGCGTGATGCTTCACAATGCTCTGGTTCGCCTTGGATTCAAAGCCGAAGGCGTAAGCTACGACCGCCACATCAATCTCATGGGCAAAGATGTCGAGGTTGATTTCCGCGCTGAAGATGTTATGTACTTGACGATTGATGGCATTGAGTGGTATGTCGACAACTCAACCGACGAGGACATCTTCGAGATAATCTAAGCAATCACCAACGCAGAGCCCCGCTTCGGCGGGGTTTTTTATTTCCCCTTTTTCCTAAGCGCAATGCGCAAGTGCACGAGATAGCCTACAATGTCATCAATCGTGTCAATAGTGTCCTCGGTGATTCCCGCTTGGCGTATGCGCCCCAACTTGTCATCTAAGCGGGCACAAATACCGCTCACGACATCGCCTTGATGGAAGGTGCTGATTGGGTGCTGAAGCGAATCATTGTACTGCTCGTTCTTCTCGATGAAGAGGTCGCGCAGTCGTTGCAGTTCGTTCTCGAGCAGTTCGTTGGTCTCTGAACTGCGCCCGATGGGGCTCGTTGATGTTTGGAAGTAGGTCATTGTTTAAAGGATTAGAATGTCTCGTTCGCCGTAGATGGTGCTGCCATCGTCGTCATCAGAGAGGTCAATCATGTACTGACCCATCGCCATGGCCAGAGCCACCATCCCGTCAATCTTGTCGGAGCTCTTGGCCTTGTCGAACTTGATGTTCTCGGCGGGGTCTTTCTTGACTTGGATGTTGCTACACATCCATCTGAGGAGGTCATTGCCTCCGTGGTCTAAATTGGCCGCGCGGATCAGTATCTCGAGATTCTTCACAGGTGCACTCATGGACGCAAAGCCTTGGCCGAATGGGTTGCACTCGAGGCCGTCGTCCACAAGGTCTGGAATCAAGGTGCTTGAGTTCCAGCGGTCAAATGCGATGCCCTTGACATCGTAGTTCTCGCACATCTCAATGATGTCTCGGCGCAGGACTCTGTAGTCGGTGGAGTTGCCCTCGGTGACGGTGAGCTGCCCGCGCTTGATGAATGCGTCGTAGTCAGCGCCTGTGCGTCCGCGTCTGCGCTCGACTGCCGCTTGAGTGACCCACGCCTTGAGGATCACCTTGAAAGTCTCGCCGTCTGGAACGAGCAGAACGAAGGCCGTGATGTCTTCGGTGGCGGCAAGGTCAAGGCCTCCCCATGCAGGAAGTCCGTACAAATCCTCTGGAACAAAGTCTGTGCATCCGCTCATGAAGTCATCGTCGCTGACCCACTTCTCCTCTGAGCTTGTCCATTGATTCAGATGCAAGCGTCGGAAGGTGTTCTCGTAGGTGATGAGTTGCTTGGCCTTCTCGCTCTGCTGTTGGATGTAGTCAAACTTCAGCGAGGTGCCGAGTCCTGGATTCACCTTGTACCATGTCTCTGGGTCGTGAATGTCATCACCATCTTGCGTCTCATATAGGACAGGCAAGAAGCTAGGGTCGTCAATGATTCCTTGCTTGACCTTTGTGGCGTAGTCATAAAGTTCGTAGCAAATGCTCTGCTTGTCGTGTCCTGCCGTTGTGATGGCAAGGGTGAGTGGTTGGCGGCGTGCGCCTGTTGCGGTCGTGAGTACATCCCAGAGCTCTCGGTTCGGTTGCGTGTGCACCTCGTCGAAGAGGCAGCAGCTTATTGAGTAGCCGTGCTTGGTATTCGCGTCCGCGCTGATGGCTTGAATGAAAGAGGAGTCGTCGTTCAAGACGATGCTGTTGCGGTACACCTTGCACTTCTTCGATAGGATGGGTGAGTTCATCACCATCTGCTTCTGTATCTCGTGGATGATTCCCGCTTGAGACCTATCGCCTGCCGCAACGATGACCTCCGCTCCTGGCTCCTTGTCTGCGAAGAGGTGGTACAAGCCAAGTGCTGCGATGAGATTGCTCTTGCCGTTCTTACGAGGGATTTGAATGTAGGCCGTGCGGTACTGACGAAAGCCCTGCTCGTTGATAGTGCCGTAGAGTGGATCAATGATGTCGGTCTTCTGCCACTCGTCCAAAAGGAATGGCTTGCGTGCCCACTCACCTTTGACATGGGTGCAGAAGGTCTCAATGAATTTGATGACGCGCTCAGAGTTCATGCTAGTAGGTCATCAATGTCCTCAATCTCTTCGCTCTTGCCAACTCGTGCTCGGCTGCTTGGAGTGAGTCCGAAGTGTTGGACAAGTTTGAAGACGCGGTTCCAAGCCTCTTGCATGATAGCCACCTCTGGATTGGGTCGGCGGATGGTGCCTGTGGCGGTCTCGCTTTCGTATGTCGGGCCGAGTTTCTTGATGATGGAGCGCGCGGCCTTGTAGTCTTCCCACGCCTCTGCCAACATCTCCAAGGACATCTCGTCAAGATCGCTGACCACGCCGAGCTTCTCAAGTCGTGTGGCAAGGCGGTCGAATGTCTCGCGGCTGATGGCATCCAGATGGTCTGGCGTTTTCGGTTTAATGACGGGAACTTCTAAGCCTCCGCCATGTCTGTCTTCGCGATATGTTCCCGCTGCTTTTTTTAGCGCTTGTGGTTTTCTTGGTGGGCCACTCATGGTCTTGATTTTAGTCGTTTTTCAGTTGTGTCATTTGATACATTCACCCTCTGGAACCCGCCAAAGTGTTCGCGGGGCTG